ATTGCTCCATGCAAATCATCCCGAACCTCAATAACCGTTCTGCTCTGCTTCACCACGAATCACCCCGTCAACTGAATAGCCAGATCGCCAATCAACAGAAAAACCCTCGTCTTCACAACCCCACCCAAACCCCTCTCCACCACCTCGACGAGACTCACCCCGTCTGCCACGAACGAGATTTTACCCACGAAAACACCGTCAGAAACCCAAACCTGATCCGCCAGAACAAGACCCTTCCCAGCCCCGACTGAAGCCGAAAGATTCACACCGTCCAAGATGATCAACGCCTTACCCGAAAAAACGTTATCCGCCAAGCCAATCGAATCCAAAACCTCTCTCACACCCACCAAAACCGAAACCACGTCAACAAGACCCAACGAATCAGAAACGGTGAACACCTTGCCCCTCAAACAAGAATCGGTCAAACGAAACAGATCCAAAACCTGAAACACCCCGTCGCGTGAAGCCACGTCAGACAGACTCACAGAATCAGCGATTCCCGGAGCCCACCCTTTAAAAGGAGAATCAGCCAGCCCAACCGAGTCAGAAACAGACAAAGCCCAACCGCGCAAGACAGCCTCGCCGAGACCAAGCGAATCAACAACCTCCTTAACGATCTGCGTCACAACAAAATCGTGGTAGACAACAACAGTCGTGTCATTCGCCCAGACATAACTAATCTTACCGCCCACAGCCTGCTTCGCGACGTTAACGTGCTTGTTCGCGCCGGTCACATAGACTTGAATCTCACTGCCGAAGGTGCCGCCACCATCCGTCGATTCCTTGTAACACAGAACATTTCCATCACAGTAATAGGCCCTCAACGTGTTGTTGTTTATGACCATGACGCTGCATGAGTATTGCTGATCAATGGCATTCTTGATCGACACAGCCGTCAACCAATTTTGAACCTGACTCGCACCATCTGCCTTACGGAAGTAAAGATTAACCGACGAGTTACAGTAGACGATGACCAACGTGTCGTCAGAAAGAATGTGTGGAACAACCGGGTAGCTGTTTGCGCCTGTAACGCTGAACGTTGTGCCCACACTCCAAGAAGGACCTGAACTGTAGGTTATCCTCACACCTTTTCCAAGGTCCGTGCAGTCCGTTTTTCCGCCAAACACGTAAAGGTTGTTCACTGAATCCTTAACGACTGACGGCATGAAGTACCCTCCCAGCCCAGTCAAGTCTGTCAAGATCCAAGAGCTACCTGTTCCATCCACACACCTGGCCCATACAGCACTTGAAGAAGTTCGCTCCCAAACAATGTGGTAATAGTCGTTTCCGTCAACGATGATGTCAGGATAGTAGTTAGTTCCTGCGCTAACTTGCTTTTCTGAGCTCCAGCTCCAAGTCCAAGGGGTTCCTTTCGTCACAGTTGCCTTCTTGAAATAAACGTAGCTATTTTCCGCAACTGCAGCAACCAAGTTGTCGCCCGAGTCTCTATCTATGCAGCAGGAGCGTGCAGTTGACCAGACATCGCTGCTGCTCCAGTTTGAACCATCGTCATAACTGTAGTAGTGAGTAACGTAGCCAGTGCGTCTTATGAGAGCGTGGATGGTTCCGTCTGATGTGCGACACACCTTCTTCTGGGTGTTATAGTACGTGCCTGCGCCGGCTGCAGTTGTGACCGTTGTCGGGTCTAAGTCGAAAGATGCAGGAACATCAATGGTCAGATGACCGTTGGCGTTATCCCATGCAACCGCGTTGACGATGTCGCTCCAATCGAAACCCACACCCCGCTCAAGGATTCCCGTCTCAGAGTTTTGAACACCAACCCAGAACGACTTTCCTCGCAGAAACTTCATCGTTGCGGTCAATGGGATCCTGAGTTGGGTAGCGGTGGTCAAAGAACCTGAAATACGAACCTTCACCCCAGAGAGTTTGGCGTCAAAATCAAAATACATCCAGATAAGAACGCCCGTTTTCGCGAATTTCACCGCAACAAGACCTAGCGTGTCATCCTGATACACCTCAACAGATAAATCAGCAATCGCAGGCGGTCTGATCGTGAACGTGTCACCATCTGCGTTTGAGACCTCGACGTTTCCATTCAGACGAAAAACGTGGGTGAAAGGCGCTTCGGAAAGCAGCGTGTTACCTAGGTAACTCTTGACGAGCTTTATCTTAGTCAAATCACTCAGGACACGCCGCAGAGCCAAAGTTTTCTCACCTTAGCTGAACGTTATTTTGAGGCTGAGCGTCCACGTCTCTCCGCTTGCTTTTGTACCCTTGGAAGCGACTTTCCGGTTCAAGTTTTTGCCCGAATCATCGGCAGCGTTGACAACGGTGTACTCCTCCCAAGCGTAGTTGGCATCACTAGAGCCAAAAGTTGCACGCCACTCTGCAGTCTGAGCAGATCGCTGCGGATAGCTTGTGTCCATCGCCTTCCAAGTCTTGTTCGTTGCAGCCTGCAAACCCGTCTGCGATGCGTTCTCCGCTACGTTGCTGTCGCCGACGCCTAACCTAGCGTTTGTATTGTCCCATTTGACGGGAGTGCCGAGACCGCAGATAATGTCAATCAGTTCTCCGAGCCCTTCGTTGAGGCCAATGTTATCCTCGAAATCCTCCTTGCCCAGAAAAGCTGTGTTGAACATTCTCGTTGCCTTTTCAACAGGAATGCCTGCCTGCAATGCTCTTGCGATCTCTCCTGATGCGTCTTTGAACCTGTGGATGCGCCATTGCGCCTTCCATCCGATTTCTTCTTCAACGTTTTTCACTTCAATCCTTTTCTCCTCCACCTACAACCAGTGGTTTTGAACACCCTTCGCCTGCGCTTGGACAGCGTACAACCGCTATCCATCCAACCTCAACATCAAAAAACAAACGTACAACCGCAATGTTCTCGTGCGTCTTGAACAGTTTCTTCCCCTCGGACCTAGCTATGGCTAGGACATCACCGATGTCCCTGAATTTCCGTTGGTCGTCTCTTATCACCAAGGCTTTGTCAGGCGTCAGTTCTGCTGACCTCCTTCAGTGTGCCATCAACGTTCCAAGAGAAGCTCAACGTGAAAATCAAGATGGCATCATCATAAGCCCTGAGAGCAGCTAACGTGGCATCTGCATTCCAGTCGAAAGCAATTCTTGTCATTCTCTTCCCCGGACCGGGAGCCAGAAGACTGGACAGTGCACTGTGGATGGCCTTGAAAGCGTCCTCATACTTCCAGTAGGGAACACTCATGAGCCCATCCTCGCAACCTTGTACCTGCTGACATGATCCGTCTTGCTGCGCAGAGCGTAGATGTAATCTGCCAAAAGAGGAGTTTCACGACCCAACTCCAAAGCGGTTTCAAGCGTCTGGGTCTTTGAGTCCACGATGTACTCAGCACTCAGAACTCGAAAATCACCCTCAACATTCTCGTTAGGCAACTCTACATGAACCTTGTCACCAGCCAGGATAGGCGTATTCCCGTGGTCTATCACGGTGCTTCGCACGGTAAGGTACTCGGCTGGTTCCTTTAGGTTGGTCAGCACGGCTCTGGCTCGGTGTTGGCATTCGCTGTCGTCGTGAAGTTCCTCGTCGACATCAACCAGCTCGCGTAGACCGTAGTTTGACTGGCTCCCAAGATCTTCCTGGACCGAGCTGTACCTGCGCCCTCCGAAGAATAGGCCGTCGATCCAGAAGCTACCGTCTCCGGTGCCTGTGAACCAACAGTCGAAACGGACCTTTCCTATTCTCGTCCAGTTGAAACCAGTTTGAACATCCCAGACATCTGCGCTCGTGGGTCCAACGTTGATTTGCTGTTGGCTCCACCTGTCCGGGCCAACGTTGAAGACGTGAGATGCCGTCTTGTCGGTATCATCGTACAGAATTGCGACGACATTTCCATTGAAGGCCGCGTCGCGTTTTGCCCAAAAACTCATCACTGGGTAGAAGCTGGAGTCCACCTCCTTGCCCGTGTTGAGGGTAAACATGGAAGCTGCGTAGTATGCCTGCGTGTTGCTGCTCTTTATGCTGCCGGAACCCTTGACTTTCGTGGTTGTGTCAAAGGTAACCGTACCAGAGGGGGCACTCCAACTGCCATCGACAGGCGCTAGGCTCTCGGTCCAAGCATCCTTGTCGGTCGGCAAGCTCTTGTCCGCTGCGCCGTAAATCGTGACCTTGTTTCTGACCCGGAGTACATCCTTGCGGTACTCGCTGACCTCGATTTTCTCGGCAAGATCAACGGATGATGTCTTGCTGTTCCTGGGGAAAAACTCGAATTTGCCGTCTGGTGCCACACGATAGTCATAGCCAATTACTCCTGCCTGGTCTGCGCTCTCCGCGATGAATCGGAGGACATCGATGACTGGCGTGTTCTCGTATTCGAGCTTCGTGTAAGTCGTATCTGTGTCATCTATGAGTTCTGTAGAATTTCGAGTGTGGCTCAATCCTGCAAAGTAGTCTATCAAGTCCTTGACTATCTCTTCAGCTTTCATGTTTTCGTAGGTCTTGGTCACAACCCTGCGAAAGAGCTTCTCGCCCCAACAGCGACCACCCACGCGCAGAAAGTTCTCGCCTGGCGACGATTCATACTTGGCGCTCTCAACGAGGCAGGTGATCAGTGGGGGAACGTTTGAGCCTCGCCCCATGTCTATGTGACCGTCTGTGCCCACGGTTATAGGATAGGCACCGTTCGGACTGTACTTCTTGTCCCAGTTCTGCAGCACACACTCAAAATCGCTGACTTCCTTCGTGCAGCCCAGATGCACTCGTAGATCGACGACGTCACCTTGAGGCGGAGCGACCGTGCCGAAGACAATGGATATGTTTGGAATGTCAACGCTCACTACTCCACACCTCGCCTGTACATCTCCTCTTCTCCCGATCGCCTGACGCTGCGACCGCGACTTGGCAGTTTGTCCGCTGCTTCGTTGAAGTCTTGAACGCTTGCGGTTGCAGAGTTCATGCTGTTCGAAAAGGTCCACATAGCCGCTGCCGCAGCAACGATAACCGCAATGCCAACACCCGTCAGCGCAAGAAAAGTAGCATAACTGATGTTGAGTGCGTTCTGCGCTGCTGTCGCCACCCAGCACGCTGCCGCATAGACCTTCTGGGCTATGGCCACGCCCCAGCTTGTGCGCATGAACATCCCCATGACGGTGACAACCATCATCGCGCTGTTGAAGACACGGGCTTGTTCGTCATTCAATAAGCCGAACTGGTGCGCGATGTGACCGATAGCAGTACCAGTAGCTCCTAGCCCAGCGATGACCGAACCCAACCCCTTTATCCTCGTGGACAGAGCCTCAGCGTCACTCTGTATCCTCGTGAACTCGCTGCTTGCACGATTCACAGCCCTTATGGTGATTGCAATCTCGCGGAAACTCACATTCCCGACTCCGAAACAGCAGAATCAACCGCTTCCTCAATCGTCTGTTCAAGCCGAGGCAGATGCTCCCGGAGAGCGGGGTAGAAATAGGGATGTGCCCGCGCGTATCTCGAGCCGAACTCGACCACGGCTGCATAGCCTGCTCCCGAGCCGATTTCAGCGATCCAATCCTGCACTTTGGCGAAGATCGTGCTCCGCAGGTAGCCTGATCTAACAGGAACGTTTTGACGGGCTGAGTCCTCGACGCTTGCCGCCCAGTCCTCCAGCCGCATCTGCACTTTCGCTCGCATGTTTGAATCGACGCGCTCCATCCCGACCTGGAATTCTTCAAATCCATCCAGATCGCAGCTCATTTCAATGGACACGCCATTTCGCCTCTCTTTCCATCTTCTTTTTCTCTTCTTCCGTCTGCCGGTCTAGCTCGTTGAGGATTGCGATGAAGCGTTGGATGGTCTTTGCTGGCTGTTTGGCGAGCTGGTTTGGGGTCCACCCGAATTCTTTGCACAGACGGAAGTCTGTGAGGAATGCGTTTGATTTGTGTCTGCGGATGGCTCTGACAAAAAACGGGTCTCATCCAGACTGATGCCATTGAGATGATTCACGATTTGGCTGAAGATTTCACCCAAGCCTATTGGAATGCCATCCTCTTCGCCGAGGAGCTTCTCGAAGCTTATTGGCTTGCCCGCGGGCTGCTCCTTGATTGAAGCCCAAATCGTTTCTGCCTGGATAGTCACGTAATCGCTATTCACAACCTGCCCAGTGATCTGGCTGTACTTCGTGTGTTTCTGGATTATTCTGCTGCGTCTTGCCCAGCTGATCTCTTTGAAAACATACTTTCCAGCGTATTCTTCACCGAACCTCTCATCGACCTGCAAAACATGTGTCTTCATGGCCACCACCTAACTCATGATGACGTCGCTTGCGACGAAACTGGCCTTCAGACTCACAAGGTCTTCAACACGGGTCGGCGTGCTAACATCCTCCCACTTACAGTTCTTGAACAAGGTACTGTTGGCCCCGCCCAGGCCGAACTTCAAGCTGAATTCGCTGTCGTTGATTACATCGTCAAATTCCTGCTTGCTTTCAAACTCAAAGGTCAATTCACCCGTCAGGTTCCTCTGCCTGGCCTGCAGATACTTCAACAGGTCACCGCCCGTTGAGCGTATCACGGGTACCTGTTTGAGGTTGTTTTCGAAAGTGAACTTCCAGTCTGTCACTCTCTCAACGGACGCTAAACCTGAACCGTCACCGTTCCCGCGTTGGACGTAGCTATCATAGTATGGGACGGCGCCGGAATAGTCGGCGTATGTCGCCCCACTGATTTTGGAAGTGCTTACCTCTACGTTTTGGCCGGCTAGCTCGATAGTGGCGTTCACAACATCTTCAATTCCGCACTCAACGGTTGCCTTGTTGAGCCTGCACCCCTTGAACAGAACGTCGATTATGCTTGAGGCCTTCTCGTAGATGACTTCGACGCTCAAGGACCCCAGAGTTGCGATGTACTGCAGAAAATTTATCGGTGAATCACTGGGCAACGGATACGCCACTTTGATTCCGACATCTCTCAAACCCTTCTTGATTGCCTGCAGGTCTCTGCTCCCGACTCCTCGAACCTTTATCAAGCTCGGATTGAGCACAGGCTCAACGCTTTCAGCTTTGATCCCCAACATCGAAGGGTTCACTGGGGTCTCTCCATAGGTGGTTTCCTGAACGTAGTATATTCTTGCTTCATGCGAACCATAAGGCATACTCATATTCTTTCCATACCTCCATTTTCAAGCAGCTCGGACAGTTTCGATCAACCACGTCCTGACAGTGAACTCGGTGTGCCACAACAACGGTCTGACACGCAGGTCATCCGAATCGCGAAAACCCGTAACATCCGCGTGTGTTATGCCGCGGACAGTGAGTTCGACCCCGGCATAATCGCAGTAGAGAACCGCCGCGTCTGCCTCGTCGCTCGGGTTGACCGTTCTCGCGAGCAGGTACACACGACCATCGGCATCAACGTAGTCCGGCAAGTTCGAAGCCAACATGACAATCAGAACTTCATCCTCGTCGCCCGTGCCAGAAACAGCGTTCTGCCAAGCGCCTGCAACAGAGTTCCAAACCTTGACAGTGACCCCGTTTCCCGCTGGCGCCACGCCGTATCCCTCAAACTTCAGAACCAGCCGACTGATAACCTCCTCTTGAGCGTCGATCTTGAAGCTGAAAAGCATGAAGGCATACTTTCCACTCTCGAGGGTAGACTCGGAGAATCGAACGTCATCGCTGTTCCACAGCTTCTGGTACTCGCCATCTGCGAGCTCAGACCATTCGGAATCGGTTGGCGATGGTTCACTCGCCGCCGCGGTGTGAAAGGCTTCATGAGTCTTGGAC